GGCCGAGCACGATCGCGATGCGCGGCTGCACCGCCATGCCGCCGACGTCGAACAGTAGCGCGCCGATCGAGTCGACGTTGGCGTGCTTGGCGGCAGTCAGCGTCGACTTTTCGCCGGCCGATGCATATTCATCTGCGACCGCCTCACGGCCCAAGGCACGCACCAGCTCGGTGACGACGATCGCCTGCGCCTCGAGGGTCAGCGCTGCCTGCTCAGCCAGCTGCGCGATGTTGATGAGCGGCAAGCCGGTCTTCTGCTCCATCGCGATGATCGCGGTGTAGGAGGGGCGAAGCACGAAGCTCTGCCCCTCCAGTACCAGGACCACCTCGCCGCGCAGGGCGTTGGCGTCATCCATGTCTTAGGCGAGCTTATCCGTCACCGGCGCCGCAGCGGAGGTGAACTCGACCTTTGCCTTGACCGCGTCGTTCTGGCCGAACTCAGTCGAGCTGATGTTGCCGTAGACCAGGCCCTGGAACACGGCATCGGCGGTCGCGCCCGCCGCACCACCCTTGCGGATCTGGATGTTGAACGGGACGGCCGGCGCGGCGCTGCATGCCGTTTCGAGCGCGGTGTAGCCAGTCGCATCGGGCAGGTTGGGGATCGTGTCGAGCGAGATCTTAAGCGACTTCAGACCAGGCGCCGAGGTACCGTAACCGGCCTCGTCCTTCGTGGTGGTGTCGATCGAGCCCGCGTCGCGGCTGATCGAGACCGACTGCTGGCCCTTGACCAGATTGTAGGTGCCGGGCGTGGTCGAGCTTTCGAGCCACACCAGGTAATCGTTACCAAGCTTCTTCGCCATCGTGCTTCTCCCATGCGAAAAAGCCCCGCTGGCGAAAGCGGGGCTGAGGTTACGTAAAAGAGTGGGACGTCAGTCCTCGCGGAAGGCGAGGATCGTCAGGATCGTGGTGCCGACATAGCCGGAGCCATCGTCGGACAGGGCAGCGTCGCTGCTATCGAGCGAGACGTGCAGGTTCCAGTTGTCGACCAGGAAGGATTGGCCGGCCATGATCGTCTCGATCTGCGCCTGCAAAGCCGAGCACGGCGCGCGCTCGTCGCCTTCGGTGAGCACTACCAGCGTCAGCGTGATGCGGCGATCTGGATCGTCGGCGCCGGCGAAGGGCACGCTCTCCATGTCGCCGATGATGACCATCGGCAGCGGCGCGGTGTCGGGCACGTCCTGGTAGACCGCCGCGTCGGTGATGTTCTCGCTCAGCTGCTCATAAGCGAGCAGATCACACGCCTCGGTCGCGCTAGTCATCGCTGCCGCCAGTGCCAATGCGCGCGAGGATGCGGCTGAAGAGCGGCTTTACCTCGCGCATGGTGGCGTCGCGCAGGTCGGGATATTCGCCCGACACGAACCGATCGCCGGTCAGCGCACGAACCTTCATCGACGCACCGCGACGCGGGCCGCGCGCGATCGTCACGGTCTGCGCCTTGCGCCCCTTGTCGAGCACGAAGCCGTAGAACAGCTTGGAGCGGCCGCGCTTGGTGCCGAGCAGGCCGACCTGAAGGCGCAGCGTCTTGGGCAGCACCTTGTACTTCACGCTCTGGCGCAGCGCGCCGGTCTTGAACTTGGCACGTGCCTGCATCGCCGCCTGGGCACGTTGCCCAACGCGGCCGAAGGCGCTGACCAGGTCGGCGCGGGCTTCATCCGGCATCGCCTTGACGACACGCGCGAACTGTTTGCGGCCTTTGACCTTCGAGCTCATCGGCCATTCTCCCCGCTCGCGCAGGTCATCACCAGCTCGTCGCCGGCGACGCTCAGCGCGACCGACTTGATGTTCATGGTGATGCCCTTCCACACCAGCCGGTGGGTGGGCGTCACATCGGTGCGTGGTCGGATCGTCACGCGCCAAATCTGCACCGCGCGCTCGACCAGGTGCTTGACCGCCTCGTCGCCACGAAGCGCCAGCACCTCGGCCGGCACGCTTGCGGCAATCGGACGCCAGGGATCCACGCCATCAGCCGGTTTGAAGCCGCCTCGGCCGTTGCTGACCAGGTTCTGCTCCTGGATGGTGATGCGGTGACGAAGGCGGCCGGCGCGCAGGCTCATGGTGTCGCCACGAGGCGAAGCGGCTCGAGCAGCCACTTCACGGCGAGCGGCAGCTCCGCTGGCGTGCCGCGCGTGTCGACGACAGCGCCTTCGCGGTTGGCGTACCAGTTGCCGACGAGCAGCCGAATCGCATGGCAAACGGTCTGGAGATCGTCATCAGGCAGCGCTGCCAGCGTATAGCGTACGATAACAGAGCCGGGCGTGCGTGCTGCCGTTGGCCAGGCGCCGACCGGGCCGATCCGAGCGGGCGAGCGCGTAAGATCGGCGACATAGATCGAGGGATCGAGCAGCTGCTCGGTGCCGTCGCTTGAGCGGTAGCTGATATCGACGATATCGGTCACCGTTCCTGCCGGCAGGAAGATGGTCGAAACTCTGTCTACGCCATCGTGGCGGTGCGAGCTGGCCGGGAAGCGGTCCAGGGTGAGCGAAGCATCGCCGGCAACAATCGCGCCACCGATGCGCAGCTCGCAGGCCCGCCGCGCCGCCACGATCAGCGCCTGAAGGTAAATGTCCTCGCCCGTTTCGTCCGGATCGAGGCGAAGATGCGCCTTGATGTCTTCGAGCGAAACGGGCTCGGCCATGACTTAGGCGACGCCCTTCAGCGTAGCGCGCATCTTGGCGACTGAGGCGGCGATCGGCGTGCCGGTCGCGTGCGCGCCGCTGAACGTCACGGTGACCTTCATGTAGCGCTTGCCGCCGATATAGCCGATCCGCTGGATATCAGCGGCAGCCTTGGGTGCGACGATCGAGCGGACGATGCCGTTGGCGATCGCGACTGGCGCGAGGCCATCCTTGACGACATCGAGGTCGGTCACCGGCACCGCGTCGCTGCCATCGGCGAGATCGCCGACCGTGAGCGAAACTTCGATCTTGTTGTTGGCGCTGAAGGCAATGCCGCCGACGCCGATGTGGAGCAGCACGGTCGCCGACTGAAAATCGATCATGTCGAGCACGGCAGACGACTGTGTCGCGCTGAGAACGGCGGGAGTGAGGGCCTCGACCGGGAAAAGCCCGGTCGCGGCGTCGCGATTGGGGGTCATGGGACGTCCTTTTTGCTGGTGGGTCCGACGCCTACGCCGGCTCTCACGTGCGCTTGAGGCAGCGCGCGGAAGAGCCGGCGGCTCTGATTGGAGCCGCCGGGGGCCGTGGGTTAGGCCGGCGCGCCGATCTTGAGGAGCTTCAGCGCCTCGAAATTGACCACGCCGCCACCCACGCGCTTGCGCATGTGGTACTTCACGAAGCCAGGGCGCGTGATGTTGTCGCGGATCACCGAGACACCGAGACGATCGACGATCGTGTAGGCTTCGGCGAAGTTGCCGAACGCGAACGGGGTGCTGCCCGCCGCGATCTGCGGCATGTCCTCGCCATCGGTCACGCCGTAGCCGAAGATCGACTCGACCAGCGCGCCGCCGCTCAGGCGCAGGTCGACCAGGTAGTTGCCCTGTCCGTCCTTCAGCTTGCGGACGGTGCCGAGCGACTTGCGCGCGCTCATGAAGCCGGCGCCCTGGCGATAGCCCGCCTTCAGCGAGAAGATCATGTCGATGAAGGCATCCGCCGTGGCCAGGCCGTCCGCCTTGCCGCTGAGTATGTACTGCAACACGCCCCACTTGCGCGCGGCATCGTCATCCGCCGTGGAGCTGTAGGCCAGGAAGCCCTTCGGCTTCTTGTTGCCATCGCCGTTGACGAACGCGGTGTTCTCCTTGCGGCCGAACTTCATCACCGACTTGTCCGAGACCCAAGCCTCGATGTCGATCTTGGCGTCTTCCAGCAGCTTCTGCGTCACCATCGGGTACGCGTAGAGCTCGTTTACGTCGATCGCCCACATGCCGAGCTGGCTCATGTCGGTCTGCGGACGCGCGTCCGTTTCGCCGACCCAGGCGGCATCGCCTTCACCGTTGTCGATCGGGCCTTCGAGGCGATCGGTGCCGATCGACACGACGTTCGCCAGCTGGCGCATCGGCGTGGTCTCGTAAAGCTTCTTGACCATGCGGCCGGTGTTGTCGGGCGAGACCCAGAAGCCGCCGGCGGGGTCGGCGCCGACCATCATGGTGGTGGCCTTGACCTCGTTGCGGCGCAGATAGTTGCCGAGATCGGCGCGATAGTCCTTCAGCTCGGCCGCCGTATAGCCGCTCTTGCCGACGAGATCGCCGAATGCGGCCGCCGCCTTCTGCTCGGCCGCGCCGTCACCGGTACCTTCGAGCTGCAGGCGGTTGGCCTTTGCTTCCAGGCCATCGAGCTGCTTCTTCAGCTCGGCCTTGAGATCGTCGATGCCCTTATTGAGCTTCTCGACCTCGTCCTTGGTGACGGCGTCTTCGCCCTTCTTCTCGGCCTGCTTCAGCCGCTCATCGTTCTTGGTCTTGAACTCCTCGAACGTCTTGCCGAGCGTCTCGACGGCCTGTTTCACCTCGGTGTTGAGGTTGCCTTCTTCCTTGCGCTCCGGCGCACGGGCGAGTGTGGGCAGCGACGCGCCGGCGAGGCGCGCGCCCATGTTTCCGATTTGCATGATGGTGACTTTCTGATCAGGAGAGCGCGGTCGACGCTTTCCGCAGGGACATGAGCAGGTCTTTCGTCCCGTCGCGGGCGGCCTGTTCGAGCGGGTCACCACCATCACGGAGGTGCTTCTTGACGATCG